GGAAAGTTTGAGGAAGCGAAAGAACTTCTTGACACATTGGATGATGATAAGGTTGAAAAGCTGATGGAAGCAGGTGAGTTCCAGGAAATTTTTTCACATAAAAATGTTGAAACTACAAAAAGATATATCGGTGCAAAAGAGCATACAGAAAAAGCCATTGATTTGTATTTAAAGGTGAATTGTAATTCTGACATACCCAAGCATAATTTCGAGAGACTTAATGATGTTATTAACGAAATTGTAGCTTTGCAGGAGAAAGGAACTAAGTTGAATGTCCGTATTTTAGCGAATATGAAGTGAGGTGATTTGGTAAGATGGCACAGATTGTTATCAGTGCGGTAATTGCATCTGCAATATCCTTTTTGATATTGCACTGGTCGGATGTTGAGGATATTGCAGACGACATTTTGACGAGTTTAAAAAAGAGAAAGAAGTAATGTTGTTATCAATGAACTAAGCACACCTACAAAAATAGGAATGCCAATATTGGTAAGTGCATACTGAACAGTGGTCAAGCCCTAAGCATAAAATAAAACAAAAGCAGAAAAGGAGAGAATTATGGCAAAAAAGAAGATAACGCATAAAATCCTCGTGCCGACTAAAGACGGCGGTTATGTAAACTTTAATGATTTGTCTGAGGAGCAGAAGCAGCATATAAGAAATCAGTGCTTTACAAGATTTGCTGACAGCTACATGGGACAGCTTGGATATACAAGGGTACATACAGAGGACGAAGCAGTTTCACAGAATTAATAATTTGCTGTGCTATCGGCATGACGGGCTTATGGAAAGGAGCATGAGGACAGTGAGCAGAAGAAAGAAAATGAAGAAAATGGTTAAGGTTGAGACAAAACATCTTAATGATTTGCTTTGCAAGGAGTATCTTGTCGAGGCCGTAGCAAAGGTTATAGCGGATGATGGCAGTAATGATGTGAAGATTGCTCAGATAGCTGCTATTTTGCAGATGTAAAAAAGAGGAGACAGATTTGCACAATGACAACAATTTTTATCGTTCCAGTGATCCATTTTTTGTAGTAACCTGCAATGATTGTGGCAGAAAAGTTTGGAGCACCAGACGAATAAATGAAAAGTGCAGTAGGTGTGGTAGTGGTGCAGTCAAAACAGAAGCACCTTATCACACTATAGAAGAACATAAAGGGAGATGTAATGAGGAGAGATGATAAGCCTTTGAAAAGGCTGAATCGGTTTAAATATCGTGAGTTAAATTATTTCTGTTATCAGTATAATTCATGGAAAACTCAGATTAGAGATATTGAGGGCAGTTTAGGTGTTTCTGGAGTAAATTATGATGGGATGCCTCATGCTCATAATAATGAGTCTCTGGTTGAAGATGTGGCAATCAGACTTGCTTTGCTCAGCAGTAAAGTTGATTTGGTTGAAAAAGCTGCAAGGCTGACTGATGCAGAGCTTGCAAGTGCGTTACTTAGATATTGCACAACTCCGGGTATGAGTTTTCAACAGCTCTGTAAAAAGGAGAATGTGCATTGTAGTCAGGCTACTTTTTATAGAAAAAGAAGTGAGTTTTTCTGTAAACTGGACAAACTCAAGGAAGAAAATTTTTATTCAGAACTGCCAAGAAAATACAGGGCAGTTGAGAAACATCATAGAGGTAAATGGACCTCATGATATTTATTATTTTTTGTAATTAGCTTGTATATTTTACTTCAACTATTCGGGGAAAATATATGGGTTAAATAATATATTTTTTATTTTTTGGTGTGTATGCTTTTAACTGAGAAATCAGGGGGAGTATATGTGCCGTAATTAAGGGAAGGTGCCGGCTATTCGGACGGTGTCAGTTGGTCGGATGTCTTCCTTGCCTTTGTAAAATAAACCTGTTTAATTAGACTTAGGAGGACGCACCATGAACCGAAAAGAGGGTATTGATTACTTTCCGGTAAAATGTGCGGCTGATAAAAACATTGAACTTGTAACAGCAGAGTGTGGGTTAAAGGCACACGCCGTCATATATGCGTTACTTCAGGAGATATACGGAGTACATGGCTATTATTGTGAATGGCAGCGAGAGAGGGCTTTGTTAATTTCGTCACGAATGTTTGGCGGGGGTGACAAAGCGGTCAATCGTATAAATGAAATAGTGAACTGCTGTGCAAGGCGGGGTGTCTTTTCATTGGAACAGCTTGAACAAAATGGAATTTTAACTTCAAAAGAAATTCAGGAAAATTTTCTTTTCGCAACAAGGAGAAGAAAAGCTGTAAAAATGAAGAGAGCATACCTCTTAGTTAAAGTCGCCCTTTTATCAGATAATGTAATCATTTTGGATGAAAATGTAGACATTTTGGGAGAAAATGCTGACATTTTAAAACATAGTAAAAGTAATAGTAAAAATACTAACACTCTATCTATAGTGCCAACGCTTCAGGAGGTAAAAGATTATGTTGCTTTAAACAATCTTAAAATCAATCCTGAAAAGTTTTATGAATATTATGACCGTATTGATTGGAAAGACAAGTATGGCAGGAGAATAAACTGGAAAAGCACTGCTGATTATTGGAATAAGACAGAGCGGGCAGACCAAAAGCCGTCAGGCAATACAAAGTCAGGATATTCAATTAAAAAGAAAAATCAGTTTAATTCATTTAACCAGAGAGATATAAGTTCCTCAGATATGAGCGAACTTGAACAGCGATTATTAAATCGTGGTTGATTTGTCGGAATCCGACAAGATAAAAAATTTAAATGCACCTTTACATAGCAAAAAAATAGCTGTAGGAAAATTAACTATCACAAATAAATATTGGGAGTGTGGTGCAGCTCCCGGAAAGGAGTCGGCATGGAAGTGGCTGGGAAGAAAAGAAAGTGCGGAATCTGTGGGAAAAAATTTAATGCAAATTCACATAATCAAAGATATTGCTCAGAGGAGTGCCGTTGTACAGCAAGAAGAAACAAGGCTTATAAATGGTATCAAAAAAATAAAGAAAATAAAAAGAAAAAGGCGTTGGAAGAAAAAAGATGCAGATATTGTTATGAGTTATTTATTCCAACTTGTCAACAACAGATTTTTTGTTGTGATAAATGCAGGAGAGAAGAATATAAAAAAAGGTTTCCGGCAAGAAAGGAATTGCAAAGGATAGAAATCAAAGACAGTAAAAAGTCTGAAAAAACGCTTGCTGATATAAACAAAATAGCAAAAAGCAAAGGACTTACATACGGTCAGTATATGATTCTTTTACAGACGGAAAAAGACCGGAAAGAAAGAGCAAAGATAAGCTAAGGAGGATGTTAATATGTTGAATAAATTGTTGATAAAGATTGTAAAAAAGGTTGGTTATGTTAAAGATTTGGAAACGAGAGTGGAACAGCTTAAGGCAGTAGAAAGACAGTCTTTTTTGAAAAAATAAAATAAATTTCAAAAAACTATTGACATAAGGGTAACCTTATAGTATAATATAATTGTAGCAAGGGAATGGCAGGAAAGGAGATAGAAATGGAAACGGAGATTGAAGAAATGACAAAAGCAGATTTGATAGCAATATTGGTATCAATTAGAGAAGTAGCAAAAGCAAATAATGAACAGGCAACAGTAAATCACATAACAAAAATGCTTGAAGAAATTCGCAAATAAAATCTTCAAGCATTAACCATCCAAACCGAGGGCAGACCTACAACTTCCTGCTATCTGTCCTTGGTATAAAAATAATAGCAGGAAAATAAAAAAAAGTAAAGAGGTGATATGATGCCAACAGCACAGACAAAGGCAACTGAAAAATGGCAGAAGAAAGCCGGATATATGACAAAAGGATTTAAGTTAAAAAGAGAATTAGCTGACGAATTTAAGAAAGCCTGCGAGAAAGCTGGAGTGAGTCAGGCGGCACAGATTTCCAAAATGATGCGTGAGTTTATAGATGAGCAGAAATAAATATTTGAGGTAGATTTTATGAAAGTTGCATATCCGGTTATTTTTACAGATGTCGGTACAAATATTTTGATTGAAGTACCAGATTTGGGTATTCTGACAGAGTCAAATGAGGAAGGTAAAACAAAGGGAAGTATGGCAGATGCAATTACAATGGCAAGAGATGCTATTGTACTGAGCAACAGCGAAGCACAAGAAGCAGGAAAGAAAGTAATACAGCCATCTAAAATGACGGATATAGACATATCCAAAGGTAAATTTTTTCAAGATGGGGTAAGCATTTTATCTTTAGTTGATGCTGAGATAGTATCATAAAAATATTATAAAAGGCGGTCGAAAGACCGTCTTTTTTGAAAAAATAAAATAAATTTTAAAAAAGTATTGACATAGGGGACACCGTATGGTATTATATAATTGTAGCAAGGGAATGGCAGGAAAGGAGAGAGAAATGGAGAACGAAGAAATGAACTTAGCGGAATTGTTAAAAGATACAGCAGAGGAAAATCAAACAAGAAAAATCTTAGCAATCTTGGAAGAAAGCAAAGACTTGCAAGAGGCAAAGGAAAAAGTAAAAGCCCTACTTAAAAAGTAGAGCTTACACAAACCAAAACACCGAGGGCAGACCTACAACTTCCTGCTATCTGTCCTTGGTATAAAAATAATAGCAGGAAAATAAAAAAAAGTAAAGAGGTGATATGGTATGCCAACAGCACAAACGAAAGCTACAGATAAATGGCAGAAAAAGGTCGGTATAATATCAAAGTCTTTCAAGTTAAAAAAAGAACTGACTGACGAATTTAAGGAAGCCTGTGAGAAAGCTGGAGTGAGTCAGGCGGCACAGATTTCAAAAATGATGCGTGAGTTTATAGATGAGCAGAAATAAAAAAATTTATTAAATTTCAAAAAAATGAGAATCACACGAAGCAATTCTGTGATATTATGTTAGTATCGCAAGAGATGAAAATATAGTGAAAATATTGATTTTAAGGGCAGAACGCAAGGTTTTGTCCTTTTTTGTTGCAAAAAATTAAAATAGAGGAGCGTAAACTCCTCATTTAGTTATAATTCGTCACCAGTGTCATTCATTATGACCCTGCTTTTATATGTGCAATTTAGTTTTTGAGAGATTTCAAGCATTTCTTTTTCTGGGAAATTATCTCTTGAAAGTTTATTGGTTAGGTTTTGGCGGCTTGTTCCAAGAATAGTAGCTAGTTCTGTTATTGTCATGTTTCTGCGTTTTAAAAGTATTTTTACTTTTTCACCAAATGATAGTGGCATATAAATCACTCCTTTTTTTATAGTGATTATAACATTAAAAAATTTACAAAGCAACTAAATAGTTTATAAAGAAATAAAAAAATGTAATTAAATATTGACAAAAGCAACTTTAAAGTTTACAATGCATATATAATAAATAGCAAGGAGGAATTAAAGATGAGTAAAAACGAAGTTATGGCATTGGAAATGTTAGAGTGTTTATTGGAACTGTCAGAAGAGAGTTTCATAAAGTTTGTCAAATATGTAGAATACATGGATAAGACAAAGAAAACAAAAGTTTTTTGCAACATTCTTGTAAAAGCAAGTAGCAAGCGTAGAAAGAAAAAAAGACAATTCCCACAGCCCGCAAAGCATTAGAATTGTCTTTAAACAAGAAAGTATCTTGTAATAAAAGTATAAGATACTCCAAGAAAAAAATCAACAGGATAGGAGAAAAAATGAACGAATTATTAAAAGTAGACTTAGATAAACAGACGGTATCAGCAAGGGAACTGCATGAGCAGGTCGGCAGTACCGAAAGATTTTCGGCATGGTTTGAACGACAGTTGCAATATGGTTTTGCCGAGAATGAAGATTATACCACCGTAAAAGTTTTAACGGAGGTTAAGAACAATGGTGGGGTTCAGCAAAGAGAACTTACCGACCACAACTTAACAGTTGACATGGCAAAGCAAATCTGTATGGTGCAGAAGAATGATAGGGCTAAAAAGGTTCGGCAGTATCTTATTGATCTTGAAAAGGCATGGAATACACCAGAGCAGATTATGGCAAGGGCTTTGAAAATGGCAGACGGAACTATCAATCGTTTAAAAGAGGATAATGCGAAACTTTTGGAAGATAATGCGAGAATGAAACCAAAGGAGATTTTTGCAGATGCAGTATCGACAAGTCGTACATCAATTCTTGTCGGAGATTTGGCAAAGTTGCTCAAGCAGAATGGTATTGATATTGGGCAAAAGAGATTGTTTGAGTGGCTTCGTGATAATGGATATTTAATTAGGCGAAAAGGTTCTGATTGGAATATGCCAACACAGAAGTCAATGGAAATGAGTCTGTTTGATATTAAGGAAAGCACTATCAATAATCCAGATGGTTCTGTTCGTATAAATCGGACAACTAAAGTTACTGGCAAGGGGCAGCAGTATTTTATCAATAAATTTTTGTGTTGTTCATAAATAAAATTTCAAAAAAATGAGAATCACACGAAGCAATTCTGTGATATTATGTTAGTATCGCAAGAGTAGGAACAGTAGTTTTGATTAAGGAGAGGATGCATATCTTCTCCTTTTTTCGTACACTTATAACGGTAATTGTACTGTTGGGAGGTGGTTGGTTGAATACTGTTGAGCCTATCAGAGATTTAGATGTTGTGATGGATATAGCTGAATATCTAAAGGGCAAGAGCGATAGAAATTATGTGATGTTTATGTTTGGCATATACACGGGACTTAGAATATCCGATATACTTAAGTTTCGTGTGCGTGATGTCAGGGATAAAGATGCTGTTTATATCAGGGAGAAAAAGACTGGGAAAGAGAAAAGGTTTCCAATCAATGCAGAGCTTAAACCTGTCATAAAAGATTATGTATATGGCAAGGATGATTATGAGTATCTGTTTAAGTCTCCAAGAGGCAACAGACCAATCACAAGGCAGCAGGCTTACAACATTTTATCTGAAGCAGGCAGGCAATTTGATATTGATAAGATAGGAACGCATACTCTTAGGAAGACTTTTGGGTATCATATGTATCAGCAGACGCATGATGCAGTGACGATAAAAGAGATACTTAACCATTCAGATATATCAATTACACTCAGATATATTGGAATAAATCAAGATAATAAGGACAAAGCAATAAAGAATTTATCATTTAAGAAGCGAAAAAGGTAGCTTCTTTTTTTATTATATGTGCTATTTGACATATTAAAGGTGTGTCAAATGGGGATAAATAATTTTGCTGCACTTTAATGAAAGAAGACAGATAAGAATGATTTGACAAAATATAAAGATATGTCAAATGAGTGAGGTTGAAAGATGGCAAAGGAATATGCGTACAAATTTTATCACAGTAAGGCTTGGAAAGACTGTAAGCGGTCTTTTATAAGTGAGAGGATTGCGGTCGATGGTGGTATGTGCCAGGAGTGTGGTAAACAGCTTGGATATATCGTACATCATCGTACACACATTACACCTGAGAACATATCGAATCCTTATATAACCTTGAATCATAGCAATTTAGAGTATGTCTGTAAGGATTGTCATGATAGGTTCGATGGGCATGGAGTTAATAACAAGAGACGGGGCTTGCTTGTCATGTTTGACGAGAACGGACAGCCTATAGCAAAGCTCTAACCCCCCTGTTTATGGGTGTTTGGGACATTCTAAAAACACCGGTAGCCTAGATTGATTTGAAATGCAGGTCATTTCATAAGGGGGGTGTGGTATCAGGAGGTGAGAACAGAGTGGTAACACCGGAAGAAATTGAAGAGGAAGCAATGCACAGGGATGAAAAAGCGGATAGTATTTCGCAGTATTTAGAGAAACAAAAGCGTGTGAAAAAAGAAGTTGCAAGATTAAAGCGGTTGTTTAAGGAGATTGATGAGAATAAAAAGAAACTTGTTTTAGCAACCATTGATGATGTTGCTTTTATGAGTATCACGATGCAGGACCTCAGGGAAAACATCATTCGTGACGGAACTACAGCGGAGTATAAGAACGGCGAAAATCAATATGGAACTAAGCAGAGTCCTGATGCACAGCTTTATTTACAGTTTTCTCAGAAACAGACCCAGGCAATGAAGATATTGCAGGATTGTCTTCCGAAAACGAAAGCCGTTGAGGTTGTTGAGAAAGACGATGGCTTTGACGAGTTTGTTGGAGGGCGTGAGGATGTATGAGAAGATATTGTTTAGATTACAATCCTATCCTTGAGTATTTTGACAGGATTGAAAAAGGTGAGATTAAAGTATCAAATAAGATATACAGATGGTACAAGTATCTTGCGTGGCATATTAAAAATCCGGATGAATATCATTACTCGGCAAAGAGGGCAAATCATGTTTTGGAGTTTGCGGAAAACTATTGTAAATTGTCAAAACATAAGAAGGGAACGACAAATGATGTTCGTTTAGAATTGTGGGAGCAGGCACATCTTGCCGCTGTGTTTGGCTTTATTGATGATAATGGAAACAGACAGTGTAGAGAGTCGATTTTTATTGTTGGTAAGAAAAATGGTAAGTCGCTGCTTGCGTCTATCGTTGGTTTGTATCTTCTTATTGCGGATGGAGAGCCGGGAGCGGAGATATATGCCGTTGCGACTAAGAGAGAACAGGCAAATATCATTTGGGAAGAAGCAAAGAGAATGGTGCTTAAATCGGCGGCACTTCGCAAAAGGATAAAGCCGCTTGTGTCAAAGCTGTCCAGTGAGGAGTTTAATAATGGTGTGTATAGACCACTTGCATCTGACAAAGACAGTCTTGACGGTCTGAATGTTCATGGCTGTATGATGGATGAAATTCATCAGTGGAAGAATGGCAAAGCATTGTATGACATTATGGCAGATGGTGTGACGGCTAGAGACCAGCCGCTTATATATATCACATCTACGGCAGGAACTATCAGGGAAGATATTTACGACCAAAAATATGATGAAGCTGAGAGAGTTATCAATGGTCTTTTTGATGATAACGGATATAAAGACCCACATCTGTTCCCGTTTATTTATGAGCTTGACAGCCGTAAGGAATGGGTTCGGGAAGATTGCTGGATTAAGGCAAACCCCGGCTTGGGAACCATCAAGAATAAAGATACACTGAGAGACAAAGTAAGAAAAGCTCAGGAAAATCCGCTTCTTGTAAAGAACCTTGTTTGCAAAGAGTTTAATATCAGAGAGACATCATCAGAGAGCTGGCTTAATTTTGAGGATATTGATAATCATGCAACATTTGATATAGCAGAACTTAAACCACGATATGGAATAGGCGGCTGCGACTTGTCATCAACCAATGACCTGACAAATGCAACAATGCTTTTCATGGTGCCTGGTGATGATAATATCTATGTTGAGCAGATGTACTGGATTCCGGAAGATTTGGTGGAGCAAAGAGTAAAAGAAGATAAAATTCCTTATGATTTATGGATTGAACAGGGGTGGATGAGAACCTGTCCCGGAAATAAAATACATTACAAGTATGTGGTCGAGTGGTTCAAAGAAATGCAGCTTGAAAAAGATATTTATCTTTTCAAGGATGGCTATGACGCATGGAGTGCAACATATTTTGTTGAGGAAATGAACGACACATTTGGCCGCAGCGTTATGGAGCCGGTGGCACAGGGAAAGAAAACTTTATCTTCTCCAATGAAATCATTGGGTGCTGACCTTAAGGCAAAGAGAATTATTTACAACAACAATCCGGTGCTTAAATGGTGCATATGCAATACATCTGTTGATATTGATAAAAATAATAATATCCAGCCTTGTAAGGGTACAAGTCCTACAAGGAGAATTGACGGTCTTGCCGGTCTGCTGGATGCGTATGTTATGCTTGAAAATCACCTTGAAGAATATCTGTCTCTTATATAAATTTTTGGAAGGGAGAAATTGTGGGAATTTTTAGTAGATTTAAAAATGTAAGTAAGAAAAGCTCTTTCCAAATGATTACCGATGTCGGCAATGGATTTTATGCGTGGAATGGTAAGCTGTATCAGTCTGATGTAGTGCGTTCATGTATAAGACCAAAGACCAAGGCCATAGGTAAGGCGGTGGCTAAACATATCCGGGAAACATTTAATGAAGATGGTTCAAAGGATATTGCTGTAAATCCCATGCCATACATAAAAAATCTTTTGGAAGAACCTAATGAGTATATGTCCGGGCAGATGATGCAGGAGAAAGTTGCAAATCAGCTTGCTCTTAATCATAATGCTTTTATTTTGATAATAAGGGATGATTTTGGTCTGCCCTGTGGCTTATATCCGATACCGGCTGCATCTGTTGATGCAAAATATTATAATCAGGTGCTTTATCTTAAATTTTATTTTCAAAATGGCAAGTGGATGGAAATACCGTACACGGATATTATTCATTTGCGTGAAGATTATTGCGATAACGATATTTTTGGTGAACCGCCGGGAAAAGCACTAGTGGAACTTATGAATGTTGTGACTACATCGGACCAGGGAATTATCAAGGCTGTTAAAAATGGTGCTGTGATAAGGTGGCTGCTCAAATTTAGTTCCACATCGTTAAGACCTGAAGATACACAGGAGCAGGCAAGGCAATTTGCTGAGAATTATTTAAATACTGCTTCAAAATCGTTTGGAGTGGCAGCAGTTGATTCTAAAGCGGAGGCACAGCAGATAAAACCTAATGATTATGTACCCAATGCGGCACAGACGGACAGAACCATACAAAGAGTGTATGGTTTTTTTAACACAAATGACAAGATTGTTCATTCAAATTATGACGAGGACGAGTGGATTTCATACTATGAGGCTGCGATAGAGCCTATCATATGCCAGATGGCAAATGAATATACAAGAAAACTGTTTTCAAGAAAGCAGAGAAATTGTGGTAATAAAATCATATTTGAAAGCAGCAATCTTAGCGGTAATGTGAAAAGTCTTATTATAGAGAGTTTTCTTGAAGCCCAGGAAAAAGCAGTCAAGGGGGTGTAATATTTGACGGATTTTGGAGAGAAAATCAAAAAGAGCCTGAGAATAAAGCACAGTTCCATTGATGATGAGATTGAAAGCAATATTGAGATATGTCTGCTTCTGCTCAGAGGAGTAGGCATATCAGAAGAAAAAGCGTGTGCTGATACACAGGATATGCTTATATTTAAGGCTTGCGAATTGTATTGTAAGTGGCAGTTTAACTTTGATAATCAGGCTGAACGATTTGAGAAAGCATTTGAAGGACTTCGTGATTTTCTTTCGCTTGGGGGTGAATACACAAATGGAAGCACTGAATGATATTCTTTTTCTTATAAGTGAAGGGGAAAAGAAAGAAGATGAGGATGGCTTTGAGGTGGAAGTACCCGGAGAGGAACTGGAAGTTTTTTGTGCTGTCAAGTCGGTAAGACAGAGCGAGTTTTATAATGCTTTGAGAAATAATAAAAAGGTCGTGCAGGTCTTTAAAGTAGCTTTTGATGATTATTCAGGACAAAATAATGTGAAATACGATGAAAAATTGTACAAGGTAGAAAGGACATACCGTACAGATGAGTATTACATTGAATTGTCATGCAGTGAGGTGGAATGATGGCGGTATTTGATTTTGATTTTCCGGATAATATGTTTGACGATGTTTTAAATATATTTGATGAGACAGCTCCAAAGATGATAGATGAGGCATTGCCGATTTATGAGAGTTCGGTCAAAAGTGAGTTGCAGCCACACCGGGATACAGGTGAACTTATAAGTTCTATCAAATGTAAGAAAGCAAAGAAAACTGTAAATGGTGCATACATCGGCTATCTGACAGCGGAGGGGGCTTCAACAAAATCTACTTACACCCGTGAAAACGGAAAAGTTGAACCGTTCAGAAATTATCAGAAAGCACTTGCACTTGAATACGGCAACAGTCATCAGCCGGCAAGACCTTTTATGCAGTCTGCTGTGAATAGCAGTGAGGACAAGGTTTTAGAGAAAATGCAGGAAGTTTTTAACAGGGGGATAAGATGAGTGTTCTTGGTGATTTGAAAACTGCCTTGAAATCCGTATGCACAGAGGTTGCTATGGATGTTTATGACGGAAATGCAGACACATACATTGTTTACAATGTGGCAGCAGAAAAGCCGGGCGGATTTGCAGATGATAACCCGGCTGTGAATGAAATGTATTTTCAGGTACATCTTTTTGTACCTTTAAATAAAAATTATCTCAATATGCAAAAGGCTATTAAAACCGCTTTATTTTTAAGCGGTTTTTCTTATCCAAAAGTTGCCTTAAATACTGTTGAGAGAGATGTTAAAAAAAGACACATATGCTATGAGACAAACATAGCGGAAAGCGAGGTTTAAATGGCACAGGTAGGCTTAAAATCATTTTTACATGGTGAGTTAAAGGATGGTAAGTACAAGGCACCATCCAAACTTGCGGGAGCGATTGAGTTCAAGGAAAACTTAAACTCGAACGATGCGAAACTTTATGCAGATGATGTATTACAGGACAGTGACAGCTCAGTAACAGGCGGTGATATAACGCTTGGTATTGATGATGATGATCCTGTTATATTTGGACCGCTTCTTGGACAGAAGAAAAACAGCATTGCATTAAGCGGCGGAGAGTCGAAAACAGTTGATGTATATGATGCTACAAGCAATGATGAGCCGATAGCGGTAGGATTTGGCTATATTAGCAAGAAAAACGGTGGAAAGTATAAGGTTGTTTTCTATCCGAAAGTTAAATTTGCACCGTATTCTGTTGATGCAAAGACGAAAGAGGAAAAGTTGGAATATACAACACCATCTGTCGTAGGTACTATTTATCCTGATGAGCAGACAGGACTTTACAGAAGAACGGCTGTTGTTGAGTCGGAGGCAGATGCCGTAGCTGCTCTTAAAGCATTATTTACACCGACAGCGGAGTAGTTTTATTTTTTTGAAAGAAAGTTGTATGCTGCATTGCTAGGCGGTGCGGCATATTTTATATATTTTGATGTGAAAGGATGGTGAGGTTATGAGGATATTTAATCTGAGCATTGATGGGAAGACTTATCCGGCTTGTTGCGGAATAAGAGCACTTGCACAGCTTCAGAAACGGTATGGAAGTCTAAAAGAGTTTGAAAATAAGATATTTTCACGAAGTGAAGATACTGAGAAAAGTGAAAATTATCTGGATGAAATTGATTATCAGGCATTGCTTGATACTACAATACTTTTCCTTGAGGAAGGTGCAGAGGCTACAGGTAAGAAAGCTCCTGATAAAAAGATTGTGTATGCAGTTTCTAATCCGGCAAAACTTGCAACAGAAATTTTTACTGCATATGCAGGCTCAATGTTTCCGGAAAATGAGAACGATGAAAAAAACTCGGAGAGCCAGACGGAGGGAAAATAAATTTCGTCTGGTATAAGTTGATTGCAAAGACAAAACTGGGATGCTCTGAGACAGAATGTAATTTTCTGTCAATCGGGGAATTTTCTGATCTGTACTATGAATATAAGAGTGTATTTGACCTTGAAATGAGTATGCTTGCATCTTCAATCTGCAATATGTTTGCAGGAGGTTCAGCAAATACCTATGAGAGGATGATAACCAGTGCAGAGGAAAGAGAAGAAATCATTAACTTTTAGAAGCGGAGTGATAAGATGGCGAATAAAAATAAAATTGGTGCATCAATAGTGCTTGAGGGTGAGAAAGAGTTTAAAGCAGCGGTTACGGATTGTAATAGACAGCTTAGGGGAATGAAATCAGAGCTTAGTCTTGTTAAAGAGAAGTATGCCGAAAATGCGAACAGTCTTGAAGCACTTCAGGCAAAGCATAAAGTTCTTTCTCAGGTGCTTCAGGGACAGAGAAGTAAACTCGATGCAACAAAAGCCGGTTATGTGCATAGTGCTGAGTCACAGAAAAAAGTTACAGACGGTCTTGAAAAGTTAAGGGCAGAATATAAAAACGCACAGGCTGAAATGGATAAAATGAAGAAATCCGGAACAGCCACGGATGCGGAACTTGATAAACAGCAGAAAACCATTGATGAACTTGCAGAGGCAATAAAAAAAGGCGAGAGAAATTATGAAGCTGCCGGAAAGAGAGTACAGGACTGGAATAAGAAGTTAAACACTGCGGAAGCTGAGACTATTAGGGCAAACAGAGCCTTGAATACAAATGATAAGTATATGAAAGAGGCTAAAAACTCGGCAAATGGCTGTGCAACATCAATAGACCAGTATGGAAAATCAGTCAGGGAAGTAAGAGTTAATGTTGAACAGCTTGGAGAAAGTAACAGACAGGCTTTTAATAATCTTGCAGACCAGATAGTTGCATCAGGAGTAAAAGAAAAGGTCGAGGATATAGCAAAAACTTTGTATGAATGTTCTGAAAGTGCTGAAAAGTTTGAAAGTGCATCAGCAAAGGTTAGTACCATTGCTGATACATCGAAAAAATCAATGGGGACACTTAACAAGGAGATGCTTGACCTGTCTACAAAGACAGGAACGGCGGTAACGGATATAGCTGAGTCAACATATCAGGCTATATCAGCAAGTGTTGATACATCAAAGGCGGTGGAAACAGTAGGTGAAGCCACTAAACTTGCAAAAGGTGGATTTACAGACAGCACAACGGCAATTGATGGTCTTACAACGGTTCTTAATTCGTATGGAAATAAGGTTAAAGATGCGTCTGAGGTATCAGATGTATTCCTGACAGTACAGAACTTAGGTAAAACATCGGTTAATGAACTTGCGTCAAGTATTGGTAAGGTTGCTACCAATGCGGCTAATTATGGTGTTTCATTACAGGATTTGGGAACAGCATATATACAGCTTACTAAAAGAGGTATTGAAACAAGCGAGTCTACGACTTATATTAAGTCTCTTATGAAAGAACTATCAAAACAGGGTTCAAAAACGGCAGCGACTTTGCAGACAGAGACAGGAAAATCATTTACAGAGTTGATGGCAGAGGGAAAATCGCTTGGTGATGTTATTCAGATTTTAAGTGACAGCGTAGGCGGTGATGCAACAGCATTTTCAAATCTTTTCAGCCGTCAGGAAGCTGCGACAGCAGCAACAGTTCTTTTAAAGACAGGAACAGAGGATTATAACAATACTCTGAAAAAGGTGACGAATAGTACCGGTGCGGCTAATGATGCTTATAAAAAGATGACTGATACATCAGAAACAGCTAAACAGAAGATGTTAAACGGCATTGAGAACTTAAAGATTGCTATCGGAACACAGCTTAATGAGTCTCTTGACGGAATGTACCAGCATGGACAGAAAGCAATCTCCTGGGCTATGGAGTTTATTAAGAAAAATCCTGATGTAGTAAAGGCGGTGGTTTCGCTTACGGCATCGTTAGGGGCATTAACAACAGCATTTGTGGGTGTAACAGTGGCAAAGACTGTAACTCCATTAATTACAGCTTTTGGTGCAGCACTTATGGCTAATCCTATTTTACTGGCGGCAACAGCACTTGCTACACTTACTGCTGGGATAGTTACATTTGCCATGCAGACTAAAAGGTCTACAAGTGAAACTGAAAAAGCGGCTCAGGCAGATCAGAAAGAAATTGATAAGCTGAATGAGAAGACAAAGGCTATAAAGGAAAGTGTGCAGGCAGCAAAAGACAGTTTTTCGTCTGCTGAGTCAGAAGTAGCGGCAGTAGATAAGCAGGCGGAAAGACTGAAAGAACTTAATAACATTGAACATAAGAACACTGCTCAAAAATCTGAGATGAAAGCAATAGTAAATTCATTATCTCAGCAAATACCAGAACTTGCAAATGCTTATGATGAAGAAAACGGAAAACTTAAGTTATCTAATAAGCAGATAACAGATAAAATTTCCAATTATAAAAAACTTTATATGACACAAGCTGCTGAGGCTGATATAAAGGAACAATATAAACAGCAGTATGAGGCTGAAATGGCACTTGCGGAGGCTACGCAGAAACGAGCAGATTCAAAAAAAAGATTAGCAGATGCAGAGAAAAAAGCAGAGTCAGCACAAAAGGCATTAGAAAAAGAGTATAAAGCTACAAAGATACCTAAAGGACTTGCGGCAGGATTAAAAGATGGAAGTAAATCGCCTCAGACTGCACTTGATACATTAAATACAGCAATAAATAAAAAACTGATGATTCTTGCTACTAATGCAAGAAAACAGGGTGCATATATACCAGAGGAAATAACCAAAGGGATAAATGGCAGTTCTGCTGACCCGACAGTTGCATATGAAGCCATAAGCAAACAGATTCAGAAGCGTGCTGACAATATGCAGAAAAAACTTGACAAGGTCGGAATAAATATTTCTGCAGGGATGAAAAAGAGTTTTGAGAAAGGCGGCCAGAGTTCATTGGATGCAATTCAGAAATCTGATGCTAAAATATCAAAACTCATGAAAGCGGCAGGGGTAAACAGTGTTGATGGTCTGCTTGCCGGAGTTGAAAAGAAGAAAACTGAGGTTGTTAAGGCTTATGAGGACTTAGGTGATGCAGCAGACAAGGCTTTTAAAAAGAAACTTGATATTCATTCACCATCAAGAGTTTTTAAAAAGTCAGGCGAATATACGGTTGACGGTTTGATACAGGGTATCGAATCAAGTTCAAAAAATGTTGGAAAGTCTGCTGAACAGCTTGGAAATATTCTTGTTAAAGAATTGTCTGACAAGATTAAAAATAAGGATCTGAAAACTAACGGCAAAGGATATAGTGATGCCACGATTGCAAAATGGTGGAAAGCTGTCGTTAATGCTACATATGCCGGAACAACTGCACATACAAAGGCATTGCAAAAATATTATGCTGCAAGAAACAAAGTTACAAACGATGGAGAAAAGCAAAGGAAAAGCCTTGAAAAGCAGAGAGCAGCATATCAAAAAAAGCTGGAAAAAGAGCAGAAAGAGCGTCAGAAAAAACTGGAAGCACAGAAGAAAGCAATGGCAGAGAAACAACAGGCTCTTGTTACAAAGCTTCAGAACAAGATAGAAATGAGAGACTTGAAGACAAATGGACATGGTTACAACGAAAAGACTGTTAAAACATACTGGGATAAGGTTGTTAAAGCAACGAAAAAAGGAACATCTGCACATACAGATGCTTTAAAACAGTATTATGAGGCAAGAAATAATCTTATTAACAGTAAAAAGGAATATTTGAGTAATTATAAGAAAAGTTACAAGGAGTATATGTCAACTCTTAGATCAGAGTTGGAAGAACTTAAAAAAACATATAATGAATCCGTGATGTCAACTAAAGAGTCGATTGCATCAAGTTTCAGCATTTTCAGTGATGTAAGTCTGACAAAAACGGATGACGAGAATGGTCTTGTAGTGAATTTACAGCGTCAGGTTGATGCACTTCAAAAATGGCGTACAAACCTGCAGGTTCTTCGTGACAGAGGAGCATCTGACGAGATGATGAAAGAAATCGAGGGTCTTGGAGTGAATTCTGCCGGTGATGTCGAAACGCTTACAAAGATGAATAATGAACAGTGGGCGGAGTACAAGCAGTTATACAGTCAAAAAAATGCTGTAGCAAAGATGGAAGCTGTAACGCAGAATAAAGATTTAAAAAAGTCTACAGATAAGAAAATGAAAGAACTTGAAAAAACATATAAGACAAAGATAGCCAAACTCAAAAAAACATATCAAAAAGAAATGAAATCAATCGGTGCGAATGTGGCAAAAGGTTTTGCAAATGGTATCGAAAAGGGAAGTAATGATGTGTATAAGGCTATAGCGAAACTGACAGGGCAGACGGTGAAGCAGGTTAAGAAAAATCTTGGAATACATTCACCGTCAAGAGTGATGGCTGAACTTGGGGCATACACAGGTCTTGGATTTGCACAGGGATTGCAAAGAGAAACACAGGGACTTGCAGATATTATTACCGGAAATCTTCCAACAACAGTACCTCAGGTAAATGGTAAAGCCGCATCGGGATTACAGAAATCAAGTCAGTTAAATCTTACGATTCAGATGGATGGAAATGTAGTTGGAAAGGCTGCGTTAAATACTGTAGATATGTTACAGGGTGCAAAGGTAAGTCTTACAAGAAGGGGGATAGCAAATGCGTGATTTTTCATTTAATGATATAAGGGCATCAAGTAAAGGAATGACAGTCGAAAGTATAGATATTGGCTATCCTGCGGTTAAAACAAGTGAGATACCGGTACCGTATCGTGATTCAGTAATAGATGCGTATGATCTTAACGGAATGAAAGTTTATGAGGACAGAACGATTACCGTGAAAATGTGGAAAAAGTGTTCAGACAGGGCAGAAGTGGAGAGGACTAAACATGATATAGCGGATTGGCTGTATCCACCTGCGGCAAGAAAAAAATTTATCGACAGTGCAATGCCTGATTATTATTTTTTAGCGAAAATAAGTTCTTTTGATGCATCTGCCTCAACCAGAAAGGCTTGTATTATAACAGTTACATTTAAAGCGGATCCGTATATGTATTCATCGAAAGAGGGTGTGAAAAATACTATATGAGAACTATTAGGATTGAAAACATTGAAGATGGAAAGCCTAAGCAGGAAATTATTTTTGATATGCAGCCGGATCATATGGAAAGAAAATTGTCGGGAAGTATATCCAGGGAATTAAATTGTGCGGATTCTTTGTCTTTTGACATTTATCCGGATAATCCGGGATATGATATGCTTTCACCTTGTCTTACTAAAATATGGTGTGTTGATACGCCGGAAATAGAATTTTTAGGCAGGGTTCTTAAAGCCGTTCCTTTGATGGACAACACGGGAGCCATATATAAACAGGTAACCTGTGAAGGGTATCTTGCATATCTTCAGGACAGCAGTACAGAGATAGAAGCGTTTGATATGTCACCTGTCGAGCTTGCAAAGGAACTTATAAACAGGCACAACAGTAATGTGCCTGAACATCAATTTATAATTGAATTTGATGCCACTGTCACAGATACGCAAAAAGCGGAGCTGTCAACATCCGGAGGAACGACATTTGATGAGTTGTCAGCATTGATTTCAAAGTATGGCTGGGAAATATCGGTATCTTATAAAATGGACTTAGTCGAGGGAAAAGCATTATTCGATAAGCTGACAGTGTCAAAAAAGATTGGAAAAATATGTGGGGACAGTGTAATAGAGATTGGATATAATCTTTTGTCCTATTCATGTGAACAGGACATGAGTACACTTTGTACGAGAATACTTCCGTTAGGTCAAAAGATTTATACCGATGAGGATAATCTTGAAAGGGTTTCTATAGCCGGTGTAAATGGAGGAAATAAATATCTTTCAAAAAATGAAGATGTGTATGGTGTTATACAGCGTACTGTTTTGTATGAAGATATTAATGATCCGACTGAACTTTTAAAGGAGGCACAAAAGTATATTGATATATATTCTGTGCCGTATAGCAGTTATACGATATCAGCCATAGACCCACATAATCTTAATGGTAATAAAGAGAGAATACAGGTAGGAAATTGGTACAAAGTTAATGCAAAAATGCTTGGAATTGACGGTGTGATGCTTAGAGTAAACAAACAGACGATAAGCCTTGACAGTCCCGCAAATGACAGTTTTAGCGTAGGCAGCACGGCGGCTACGGCATCGGGTTCTATAGCAGGTGCAGTGACAGGGGAAAAATTAAGTCTTTTGGCTGACCAGAGTAATACCAACAACATTATTGTGACAAAGCAGCTTGCCGCACAGCAGGCATGGATAAATGACCTGGTAGCAGTCAACATAACTACTGACAATCTTAAGGCAAAGGTAGCAGAGATTGACAGTCTTACAGCTAATGATGCAATCATAAAGAATATTATTGCACAGACTATTACGACTGATAATATTTCGGCGGCAGTTGGAAATATAAAAAATCTTACTTCTGAGTCGGCACTTATTAACAATATCAGAAGTACGATTATCACAACGGATTTTTCAGATGCAGTTGTCGGAAGAATGAGTGACGGAGTTATTACAAATGCTCTTATCAAGTCCTTGACTGCGGATAAGATAGCATCCGGTACAATCTATACGGATAATGTTCAGATACAGTCAAAAGACGGGACTATGGTGCTGAAAGACTCTACCATGCAGATTTCTGACGGAAAGAAAGTGAGAGTCCAGATAGGTAAGGATGCAAACAACAATTATACTATTATAATTTATGATGCAAACGGAAATGTGCTCTGGGGCGAGGGTGGAATTACTGAAAATGCCGTAAGAGATGGTCTTATCAATGACAGGATGGTGGCGGATGATGCAAACATCAATGCCAAAAAGGTAAATATTCCATCTTTGGTAAGAGAGATAAACAATGGAACTGAGACTATCAAATCAAGTGCGATAAATTATGATCCTACGGGACAGAGTCTTAATATCGCATTTAATAAGATTGTGTCGCAGCTTCTTGACGACATAGGATTTAACCAGTATTACGATGCACAGAAAATGCAGGAGGGATGGATATATGTCGGAGAATACGCTCATAGTGGAAATGTGCAATGGGACAGGGAACATAAGCATTATGAGTGTGACATTGTGAGATTGTCGAAGAAATATTCTTATGTAAATAATTCATTTATGCCTTTAGATGGTACGGCTTATACATTGTCAGCTTACATAAAAGGCAGAGCAATGATATATTATCCGACTGCTCTTGAAACAGGAGATGTATTTGATAATGCAGAAACAACAAGGGTAAAATACGATTTTGTGTATGACAGCACGAAAGGAAAGCCGGTATTTACCCCGGCAGATGATGACGGAGTAATAGAGATATATGCGATAAAACTTGAATATGGCGGAGCAATGACAGAATTTTGTCTGAGTGCTGATGAGGAAGAAAGAGAAAGCAGGGTTCAGATGGCGAACTTTGAGGTGAGCAACACAAACCTTAAATATGAACTCTATGAAAAGAATGAGGAAAATCAGCAGAAATTTTCGCAAATTGATGTGAACATTGATGGCATAAAAGAGGCTGTCGGGGTAATCCAGGGGGACTACATAACAAGTGCAGCATTAAATCTTAAAGCGGATGAGATAAATGCAAAGGTTTCCGAGACATATCAGACAATAGATGGTATGAATAATTATGCAAAATCATCAGAACTTGATTTGAAAGCAGATTCGGCAACGCTCGGAAACTATCAGACGATAGCTGGGATGAGCAGTTATGCAACTACGCAATGGGCACAGGGACAGATAAACAGTAAGGTTTCTGTCGGCGGAGTGTGCAGTGAAATAAATCAATCATCAGAGCAGATTGCACTTAATTCAAATCGTTTGGTTGTTAATAGCACAAATTTCAAACTTGACGGTTCGGGAAATGGCTCAATTGGTGGATGGCATTTTGGCAATGGATATATGTATTCAGACGGAGAAGCATTTATTTCAACACATTCCAGAACTGGGTATTATAGCTGGGATGGGTTTCCTTATAAAGCAACTATAATGCAGGGTAAACTTATATGTGGAATCCAAAGCGGAGCTTTAGACGAGGCTGTTCCTGATACGACAAGGGGATATTGTGATTTTTCAGTTGCCGGAATTTTTGCTAAAGATAAAAAAATGAGCAGCGGGTATTTGTTTGCTGTAGGCACTGAAAATGGAGTTGTGACAACAAACACAGGAGCATTTACGGCATCAGACAGACGATTAAAAACAAATATAACTGAAATAGATGAACAATATGCCAATGATCTGATAGACGGATTAAAACCATCAACATACACAATGATAGATGGCAAAAGAACTCACAGCGGATTTATAGCAGATGAAGTTAAAATGACTGCTGAGAAAGTTTTGGGTACGGTAGATGATTTTGCCGCATATGCAACAGTTCAAATTGATGAAGATAAAAAAGACTATGCTGCATTGCGGTATGAGGAATTTATCGCACCTCTGACGAAATATTGTCAGTGTTTAAAAAGAGATTTGAAGCAGGAAATAGAGGGAAACAGACAACTGCAGTCTGAACTTCTAAAACTGCAGTGTGAAGTTATGACAATAAAAGCAAAATTGGAGGAAAAATAATATGGTTATAATGAGAAAACACAGAGTTAAATCATCAGATAAATTTTAGAAAGGGGGCAGTTCATGAACATACCGGTAACATTGAATGTAAAATCTGCAAATGCAATACCTGTAATATCCTGTATGCAGGGAGATACACCGACTATTGTTTGTACGGTAATGAATGACACGGAAAAATTTATTGTTGATAAAGCTGAATTTGATTTGTGTGTTTGCGAGGGTGAAACGGCTAAGCATAAAGCAGTAACGATAAATGCAAGCACAAACGGAAATACTGTCAGTGTCAAAATGACAAAGAATGAAACTGATGAAGCAGGAGATATAAAACTTTGCATCAGATTTTCAAATACAAAGAATAACACTGTGATAAGTACATTTCCGTTTATTCTTAAAGCTACTCAAAATCCATCGTATTCTGCTGTAGGGCAGATGGATGATGTGAGTGCCTTGACTGATTATGTGGCAGAGGCAAAAAAGTATGCTGATAATGCAAAGGAGACAACAGCAGATGTTAGCACATTGGCACAAAAAACAACAGAGAAAGCACAAGAGGCAGAAAGTTCAGCGACTGCTGCAAAGGAGAGTGCTAATATAGCAGGCAATAGAGCAACAGAAGCACAGGAAGCAGCAGCGGCAACATTAAAGAGTTCAAGTACGGCAACATCTGCGGCTGAATATACAGCAAGTTGTAAGAAAGAGATAGAACAACTTGCATCTGAAGTTGAAAATAATTCAAACATTGCAAAATCTTATGCTGTTGGAGAAACATCGGCGAGAGATAATGAAGATATTGACAATGCAAAATACTATTCAGAGCAGGCAAAAAAATTTGCAAAAGAAGCAGAAGATATTGTTGGCAGTAATTTTATAACTCAAGCTGAGAAAGGTGTTGCGGGTGGTGTCGCCGTCTTAAATGATAACTTGGCAGTGGCTAAAGCAGTTGCAGATGAAGATGGTAACAACATTCAAAATACATATGCTAAAAAGACAGAAATAGCAGAAGCTATAGAAGTTGACAGCGAGTTATCGACAACAAGCACAAATCCAGTACAGAACAAAGTAGTAACTGCTGCGATTAACAGTGCGAGCCAACAGGCAGGTGTGGCGAATGGGATTTTAACTCAGTGGCAAGAACAAGGCAGAATACCAAACGGCATTGCAAACAACCTTATTACAACAAAAGAGGGTTATGCACTAGATGCCAGACAAGGTGAAGCTCTTGACGGAAAAATAACAGAATTAAAAAAATCTGTCAGTGATGGGAAAAGTGCTATTGCGTCTGCCATCACTAACGAAGGAGTTAGCACGGCATCAGACGCCTCCTTTGATACTATGGTTGAAAGCATTGGAAAAATATTTTATAAAAGATTAGGAACACAGTTACCTAAGTATTATTATGCCAATGTTCATGCGACAAGTGGCTCAAATGGTGAACAAAGGATATATAGAAATGCTGGAACTACAACTGAAGGAAATTGGATAGGACATGAGGAGTTTTTTGGCGGAGCATTGCCAAACTTACGAGGATGTATTATTATAACTTGGTTGCGTGGGATTAACGCTTACACAATAATGAGGCTTAAATCAAGTTTTCTTGGAGAAGATGAATTTGAAACCTTGTACGAATGTAGTTTACGATATTATCATCCTGATGGCGGTACGATTATACTTAATTCTTCAGCAGTTACTCCAGGAGTTGAAATATGTACATTGTGTTTAGCGTGTCATAGTTAAAATTAATATTGTGTTTACAAAATTATATGATTTAAAAAGAGCTTCATAGCTCTTATTTTTATACAAAGAAAAGAAAGGAATAAAAACATTATGAAAATCAAATTAAAAGACAACACAGAACTTATCGTTACCGAAAGCAGCACAGCAACAAAAATCACAGCAGATTTTTCTTCTGCTGAAGATATTGAAAACTTCCGCAAGAAACTGACTGACGAAAATCTGTCAGCATTTAGGTACATAAAAGACGATACTGGCGAAATCATAGGCGAGTACAAAAATTATACTTTTGAAACAGTGTCATATCTGTATTCAGAGGAAAAGAGTGTTTTTGAATCGTCATTTAACATCCGTCAGCTCAGCAATATCGAGGTGAGAATTGCAGCAGTCGAGGCATGGCAGACTACTCAGAATGATGCCATTGCCGAGATGTCAGAGGTTATTTATAGTGAATAACTATATTTGAATATACAGTTGAAAGTGAGGTGAGATAGAATGGCGAAATTTTGGTCTGAGAGAATTGCATACGATTTAAATCGTATTGATGAAGTTCCGGCGAAGTTAAGAGAAAAAGTAAAAAAATATATCGAACAGCATAGTGAAGCGTAAAGGCTTCTTTTTTTAATGCCTAAAGGCAGGAAAGGAGACACAAATGGCAGCATACGCAATAGAAATAATAATAGCAGTTATTTCAATGCTCGGCACAGCGAGTGGAGCATATTTTGCAAATAAAAAATCAACGGTTCTTGTAGCATATCGCTTAGAGCAGTTGGAGAAAAAGCAGGATGTACATAACCAGGTAATCGACCGGGTTTATGAGCTTGAAAAATCAGTAGCTTTAAATTCGGAAGATATAAAAGTAGCAAATCACAGAATAGAAGATTTAGAAAAGAAATAAGGAGGTTTTTATTTATGTTTAAAAATTGTGTGTTGAAGGTAAGTGTTGATACTCAGAAATGGGTGAAATCTGCGACAGTCAGAGCAATTAAAACAATGGCTCAGACTGCAGTTTCTGTAATCGCAGTTGGAAGTACAGTGGCAAATGTTGATTGGAAACTGGCAGCATCTTCGGCAGTAGTAGCCGGAGTTGTAAGTATTCTGACATCAGTTGCCGGACTTCCAGAAGTAAAGTGTGAAGAATAG